CGCTTGAATACCTCTTAGATAAAGAAAGCTGGGATGCGTTAGTCCTAAATCATAGCTACACCGAATGGAACGGCACTGAGCTGATCACCGCTCGAGATGTTGCGGGTAATGTTCTCCCTAATGGGGTAGTCATCATAGGCACCACTGGCATTCCATTCGATCACGGGGTCTTGCCTGATGAGGCGAACGGAGGCTTTCTCCGCTTCCGAATTTACGACGATATTGATTACTCCTACTTAACACCCATCTATAGAAAGATCCTTTAAAATGAGCGCCTACGGCTTCACCGAAGACAGTGCTAGACGCATCGCCCGCGTCGTAAAAGCGGTCGAGGGCGACACAACAGCACCGACAAGAATCGGGCCTATGCTGGGTGGCGCCACGATGTCGGTCGTGAAGGTAACGGCACTAGGCTCGCCCCTCTGCACTGGACAGCGCGTGGACTACCACGCCAGCGCCAACACGATGAACGACATTAATGAGGTCAAGATTAAAGAGCTCAACGGCGGCCCGCTTACCGTGGGCAAAAACTACATGGGCCAGTTTTCAGGCTACACTTCTGCCGGGTTGCCGGTGTTTATCGTGAACATTGGCACTTCGGGTGGTGCCACGATTACTGTGGTTACTGATGTTGTGTGTACACCTACGGGTTTGGAAGTAACTTCGGCCAAGCTTTCCGGTGCCGACAGTTTTGTTTGTAATGATTTTTTATCGTTAACTGATGTTGCCGCTGGAACCTACCTTGGCAACGCTAATAGAGTGGTTAAGGTGAACAGCACTGCCACAGGTTTAACTTTCGGAGCAATTACCGATTCTACAGCAGCAACCTTTATAGGGCTCGCAGATGCTCCAAGCGTTTACGGCGTTGGCAACGCTTACAAAATCGTTGGCATAGCTTCCACAGGGGCAAGCCTAGAGTTCTATGATAATTCAGTGACAAGCCGTTATAGCATTATCGGAGGCGGCAACCCTGCGGCGCCTGGCTTTGTTCATCTGAGTCTGGTTAACGATACGGCAACGCCGTCTGGTAACTCTTATTATGGAACCAGTTCTAGCGGCGTCCGCGGCTGGCAATCGATCCAATCTTTATTAGATGCAATTGCAGACCTCACGGAGAGAGTTACCGCATTGGAGGCGATGTAATGGAGTTTGCCGGATCGGAACAAGTTATATATTCTTTCCAGATAAACACCGCAACCTCGGCTTTTAATAGTGCTATAACTTTTCCTGACGCTCGAACCTCCTACGAAAAATTGCATAATGTTTATCCTGTTGGCGTTAAAAAGTTTCTTTTAGGCGATATGCCTACCGGCCTTGATTCAAACCAATTGTACTATCTGAAAAAGACTGGAAGCAGCTACAAGTTTTATTTGACGCTTAGCGATGCAGTCGCTGAGACAATACCGTTTGTATTTATTGACGCTAAAGATTTTATACTTGTGTTCACGAAATTTCGGAGGACGCTGTCAACATTCAGCATCGCTGAGAATGTTGGCGAGATGTATTGCTGTGAACCACCACTAGAATTAAATAGTACGGCAGTTTATGACCGTTGCAATGTGGTATGGGAAGGCGACAACTACACGCTGAAAAGAATATCAAAGCTTGTTTCTAGCAATGCATTTAACCAATATGGCGCATTTACTGCATTTGTTTTTCTATCTGATCCTTTTTTAAAAAATGGTATGTGGCATATTATTTCAATAGGCGCAGCGTATAAAAACTTTCCCAATGACCTCTACTACACCGCCAGCGATCTCAACTTTATGACTTTAGAGCTAAATGTTAAAACGATGAGTACTTATAACCAACTTGGCTATCCTCACACGGTAGGCATGACAAACGAGATTTTTGAAGGTTTTTATCCTGCTATGGTTCATCCTGGAAACCAGGTAGGAATTGGAGGCGGTCAAGTTACAAATATTAGTATGGATTATTTTTCTACTACTTTTCCAACAACTGGGGCTTATCTCGGAACTAGTGATGGGGTAGGATACTGGGCAGCGCCAGAAATCGTAATTACATCCTCGACAGGAACAGGAGCAACTGCGGTAGCAAATATAGTCGATGGCGGAAGAATAGGAAGCATTACAATTACCAATGGTGGCAGCGGATACAATTCTTATACAACAGCAAATTTTGTTTTTAACAGCGAGCGCAGATTTGAACTTATTAACCCTGCCACCAGTTCGAGATATTGGCCGACCAGTTCTTTTCCTTACAGCGGAACGCTAACCGATGCCGATACGGCAAGAAACCTGCCAAGTGTAAGCTATTCCTTTAGCGGCTTGAGCCAGATGCCACCGGCAACCGTTGTTTTAAAAGGTGCTTATATCGCTGGAACTAAAGCAACACCATTCCCAACGGCATTGGAATTGCCTAACTGCGTAACCGTTGCCACTTCTACGACTATCTTAAGCGGATTACAAAAAATCGGAGGCGTACAGCTTCAGGCAGGCGATAGAGTTTTAGTGATAGGAAATAATTCTTACCCTGACTCCAATAAGTCGAACGGAATTTACTTAGCGAGCGCAGGAACTTGGAGCCGGGCCGGTGATATCATCGTGAATGGTTCCTACATCTTTGTGACTCAAGGGGCCGGAGGCAAAAAAAGATATTGGATTCATGATGACTTCTACGCGCTGTACCCTATCGTGCTGGACACAACGCCTTTAGTTTTTCACGTATACACCGCCGCCGATTTACCTATTACTGATGACAATGTTAACCTTGGCGACATTACCGCCACCTGTTACCACGACGCAGAGACGGACACTTATTATAGCGATGTAATGACCTTAAACGGAATATCAGGCCGAATTAATTTCAACGTTCTTGGTTTGCCAGCAACCAACCGAGCGAAGTTCCTTAATACGAACGACGCCTTTGGAACTAATGTAAACATGAATCTTTCAGGCGACGATTTTAACGGACTAACTAGCGTTGGCCTAGGCAACATTTTCGACACGGTATCAGATCCGCCTGGCGTTATAGTGCCTACCTCTCCTACAAGGTTTTTCACAGGGTTGACACAATCCAAGCCGTTTTTTGATACTCGCTTAACAACGAACGACATTTTTACAGATCCTGCATTTGTGATATACCGCCGCACCGAGGACACCAGCAGAACCGGCGCAATCATGAGGCTCCAATTTTCACGAGTTGGCAGAGCAGTCAAGGGTGTAGGCCTGCCAGAAGAGATCCTTTATATCAAGGCTTACCACGGCGACAGCTACATTTCCAGCTTGTAACCTAGTACGAGCGATTTGCGTTAAGGATAACCCGCGATTAAGCTTGATAATATTCTTTTCAGGAGGTCACGATATGCCAGCAGGCCTTTATAATTTCGCCGCAGAACAAGGCGCAACTCTAGAAAGGGTGATCACCTACACCGACCCTGACGATGTGATCATCAACCTGACTGGCTACACCGCACTCATGCAGGTGCGAAGCTCCGCTTCCTCCGCAACCGTCATCCTCGAACTTAGCACCGGAGACGGCATCACGATCAACGGCTCCGCGGGAACACTGACGCTCCTGGTGTCCGCTTCCGATATGACAGCAATCACCCCCGGCAACTATGTTTACGATCTGGAAATCACGGCACCTAGTGGCAAAGTGACCCGTCTTATCGAGGGTAAATTTGCGGTAAAGGCCGAGGTGACCCGATGAGTGTAATCGTCGATGCAGACGCCAACACGATCTTAATTAGCCAGGACTCAAACGCAATTGCGGTCTCACAGCTCGGTGGCCTTGTGACCGTAGTCGACCCCGCAGCGGGCAACATTAGCGTCAATTATCCTGAGAACTCTATTGCAGTCAGTTCCCCAGGCGTTACTGGGGCACAAGGCCCAGCAGGCCCAAAGGGTGATCCGGGTGGCCCGGTCGCAAACCTCGATGACTTGCATGATGTGGTGATCACCACGGTGCAGGCAGACAACCTCATCAGATACAGCGGAACAGCAGCACAGTGGATCAACACCTCGGTTTTAGATGGTGGAAATTATTAAGGAGAGATAAATGCCAACGACTCTAAGGATTAAAAGAAGGTCAGCGGGCGCGGGTTCTAGCGGGCCTTCTACGCTGGCAGCTTCGGAACTCGCATTTAATGAAACTTCTGGATCACGCATCTTGTACTACGGACTTGGGAACGATGGCTATGGTACAGCGACCAGCGTAATCGCAATCGGCGGCCCCGACTTTAACCCCTCTACGAATTTAAGCGGAGTAATCACCTCTAACAATTCAGTTACTTCAATAACTTCGCAGACTGGAACAGGCACTAAGTTCGTCGTCGATACATCGCCAACGCTTATTACGCCAATCCTTGGAGTCGCTACGGCTACCAGCATTAACAAGATTACCTTTACGCAACCAGCGACCAGCGCAACGCTCACCATTGCAGACGGCGCAACTTTGAGCGTACCTTCTACGGGTTCGATCAGCGGAACCAATACGGGCGATAATGCAGTCAATTCTCTTTACTCCGGTTTGGTTTCCAATGCTACACATACTGGCGACGCAACCGGATCAACAGCTCTCACCGTGGTCAGAATCAATGGTCAAAGTCTTGCTGCATTATCTACTGGGCTTTTAAAAAACACGACCACAACCGGGGTGCCTTCCATTGCGGTTGCAGGCACAGACTATGTCGCACCTGGTGGCGCATTAGGCACCCCTTCTTCTGGTACTTTAACGAACTGCACGTTTCCCACGCTAAACCAAAACACTACGGGTAACGCTGCAACGGTTACCACCAACGCTAATTTGACTGGGGTTATTACTTCAGTAGGCAACGCCACCAGCATCGCCTCGCAAACGGGCACGGGCACTAAATTCGTGGTCGATACTTCCCCGACTTTGATCACCCCAAACATCGGGGCCGCAACTGGTACTTCGCTTGTATTATCCGGGAATTTGACCGTCAATGGTACAACTGTTTCCCTTAATTCAACTACTCTGGACATCGCTGACAAAAACATAGTCTTGGGAAATGTGACCACACCAAGCGAGGTCACTTGCGATGGCGGTGGTATTACGCTGAAGTCTTCCAGCGATCACACCTTTAATTATGTGGCCTCAACCACAGCATGGACTAGTTCGGAAAACTTGAATCTTGCCAGCGGCAAAACTTTAAAAATTAATGGCACTACCGTCTTGAGTGCCACAGCGATCTATGGTGTGGATATAGATGGAGGTAGCTTCTGATGGCAAATCTGAACAAAATATCTGAAAGCAATAACGATCACACAATTACTGGTGATGGTTCATTAATGTCGCCACTTAACGGCTATCGTTACAGCTACTCTGGCAGTCAAACCATTGACTATCAAGCAAGCATCAGCGGAACTTTTTACTACGATTTTACGCTTTACGATATGATGAGTTCGGGGGCAATGGCTTACATTACCATCAACGGGAGTTACGTTGGGTCTGCCACGCTTTATTCCTCCGGAACAAGCCTTTCGGGAAGCACCTCAATTACTTCGGGTGACACGGTACAGATTTATTTCTCGCCGGGTTCTGATACTAGTCATATGGCTTATCTGCAAATTAGTTCTCTTTATATTTCTGGGTCTTCCCCAACACCGACCCCTACACCAACACCTACACCTACCCCAACCCCAACACCCAGTCCAAGCCCAACACCCAGTCCAAGCCCAAGCCCAACCGCAAACATCATTCGACCCAAAAGAAGTTCTACGGCTTCGGCTGTTCCGTCCTCTTTGCAACCTTATGAGCTTGCCGTAAATATTGCCGATAAGCGTATTTGGTGCGCCGACAGTAGTGGCACACCTGTTTTGATGTCTGAACTGAACGATCTCCCGAGCGCAATTGACGGGGGCTCGTTTTAAATGGCATTAACGGTTCGGCCAAAAAGATCCTACACAGCCTCAGCAGTTCCAAGCGGACTTTTAGCTGGTGAGGTTGCCATTAATGCAGCAGATAAAAAGGTCTATGTAGGCTCGGCTGATGGCCTTAGCTCAATACTCGTTTGCTCCTTGGCACTGTCCGACCACACGGGAACGACAGACAACGTCACGCAGGGAAGCACCAATAAATATTATGCCGATTCGCTTGCCAGGGCTGCATTGTCTTCTGCCGCTACGGGGCTAACGTACACCTCGGCAACAGGGGTTATTTCGCTGACTTCGGGTTATTCAATACCTACAACAGCTTCGCAAACCAATTGGGATTCCGCATACACGCAGCGGCTTCAATGGGATGGTGGCAGCACGAACCTTGTGGCGTCAACCGCAAGGACTTCGCTAGGCGCAACAACGGTTGGTGGAAATCTATTAACTTTGACAAACCCTTCTGCAATCACATTCCCAAGAATCAATGCAGACAACACCATTTCGGCTTTGGATGCTGCAACTTTTCGCACAGCAATCGGTGCTGGTACTTCTTCAACTTCTGGCACGGTTACTTCCGTTGCAGCATTAACGTTAGGAACTACCGGAACTGATTTAAGCAGCACCATTGCCACGGGAACAACAACCCCAGTTATTACGCTGAACGTTCCTACCGCTTCTGCAACTAATCGAGGGGCGTTGAGTGCTTCAGATTTTACAAATTTTAACACGGCGTACACCAACCGCATTACCTCATTAACAACCACAGGATCAAGCGGTGCAGCGACTCTTACCACTAACGTTTTAAATATTCCTAGCTATACTTTAAGCGGTTTAGGCGGGCAAGCAAGCTCTACGAATTTGACCTCGCTTGCTGGCCTTAGTTATGTTTCCGCAAGCTTTGTTAAAATGACTGCTGCAGGCACCTTTGGTTTAGATACATCAACCTACCTAACCGCTAATCAATCCATCACATTGTCAGGTGATGTCACAGGCACTGGAACCACAGCAATCAGCACCACCTTGGCCACAGTTGCCATTGCCAAAGGTGGAACTGGTCAGACCACCCAACAGGCTGCAATCAATGCTTTGACAGGAACCCAGTCCAGCGGGAAATATGTTAGATCAGATGGCACTAATTCAACACTAGCTAGCATTCAGGCAGCAGATGTGCCCACATTAAATCAGAACACCTCTGGTAGTTCTGGAAGTTGCACAGGTAATAGTGCCACAGCAACCAAAAGTACAAACCTTATTGGTGGAAATTCAACCACCTTATTAGGTGCAGTTCCTTATCAGTCCAATACAGATACAACATCACTGCTGTCACCAAATACCACCACCACAAAAAATTTCCTGTCACAAACTGGAACAGGAACTAATGGTGCTGCACCAGCATGGTCAACAGTTTCAAAGTCTGATGTGGGCCTTGGATCTGTGGAAAACACAGCATTGTCAACATGGGCAGGAAGCAGCAACATCACCACACTTGGAACCATTTCCACTGGGACATGGTCAGGCACCAGTGTTGCCTTAAATAAGGGTGGCACCAATGCTGCCTTAACTGCTGCTGCAGGTGGGGTGGTGTATAGCACAGCATCTGCCATGGCCATCACTGCTGCTGGTACTGCTGGCCAGTTGTTATCATCTAATGGATCATCTGCACCATCATGGACTAATTCACCAGGGGTGCCGACAGGATCGTTAATGCCATACGCAGGATCGGCAGCACCAACAGGATATCTGCTATGTGATGGCAGTAGCGTCAGTAGTTCGACATATTTAGCACTTCACGCAGTCATCAGTAACACCTATGGCGGATCTGCCTACACAGGTGGAGCAGGCCTAAATTTTACCTTGCCTGACCTTAGGGGCAGGCTCCCCATGGGTGCTGGAACTGGTTTAGGGTTGAACGCTTCTGGCACAGGGGCACCGAGTGGAACCGCACAAACCGCTAGGACTAGGGGCCAATGGCTAGGGGAAGAAACGCATCTTTTAAGCACCTCAGAAATGCCGAGTCATAACCACACAGCGAACACAGGAAGTGCTGGCAGTCATAGCCATACACCAGCAGGAAGCATTGGAAATGTAGGTCTAGGAACCAATAATTTAGCTGTTGCTGGTGGTTCTCAATGGGGCTTTTCATCTACTGCAACCATCACCAACACCGTAGGAAACCATCAACACACCATCAGCGCAGAAGGTGGCGGTTCTAGACACGCTATTATTCCCCCTGTCGTAATCTTAAATTACATCATCAAAACCTAGGAACGATCATGGAAATACTCATAACCGAAACAGTGCAAAGTGAATTTGGAGTAGCAGGCTTTAATGTAACCTTCATTAGTCGCAATAAAAAGAAAACGATTAATGATGCAGACTTTTTTGAAGATGGCAGTGACATAGCACAAAAAGTTATTCAGCTTAAACGACTACTTAAAATCCACTTTGATGCACAGGTTTAACCCGAAAGGCCCATGATGAACCTCTTCCTTTTTCTCCTGCTTTTTTCTCAGATCGAGGCAACCTCCGTCGAGGGCGGTCGCACCTCGCCCGATGGCGCGGAAGAAATCCAGATCGATCTTCCGGGATCGCAGCAGATGAAAAACACCGGGGGCAAAGACGGCGCTGGCCTTTGCGTCTTCACCTCAATCGAGCACTCGGGACGATGGCAGAACGTGGCCAGCATTCTCGGGCTTCAACAGAAAATGACAAGAGAGCAGGGTGGTGGCTACCCCAGCAAAGTCGAAAAGATGATGCAGAAATATTGCGACGGCGCCCAGTACTTGCAATATGAAGGCAGCGATCCATCACTCATCAAGCTTGCACTTGCGACCGGCAGAATGCCAGCGGTCACCTATGGTTACTCGCCACGCTACTCAGGCAAAATCGCGCACATGGTCAACGCGGTACACCTCACAGAAAAGTGGGCCGCCATTTTAGATAATAATTTCCCTGGTGAGAATAAGTACGAGTGGATGAACCCTAGTGAGTTTAAAAAACGCTGGATCTCGGGAGGCGGGGGATGGGCCGTGGTCGTACTCGCTCCGCCACCACCACCGCTCCCGGTGAATGACAGCGAACCCGTCAAAGCCTACGGGCAGAAATGGGGCTCGACCTCTAGCGCTGCGGTCGCAGTGCCTTACGAGTGGAGGGTGATCGATGCGGAACAAGTGGCGCTTTACAGTGGTGGCTCCCAGCGCGGCGTGTGGATCAGATCAAGGCAGTGCTACCGAGAGCTTCTCCCCGATGGCAACTGGGGAGCCGATGAAGAACTCGCCCCGATCTCGCCACCCGAATCACACCTTGCAAAAGTCATCGAGCAGAAGGAGCAAAACTTCGGGCTCGACCGCACCCGCCTGGACATGGGCGTGGAAAAGTTTTGGCTCGGTGGTCGCGAAGTCACGCGCAAGCAAGCCTACTCCGCAATCGAGGGCAAGGGTAAAGACCTCATCGATGACCGCGAAAAGCTTCGATTGACGGTGATCGGCACCGCGTCCGAGTGTCAGTCTGTCGTGAAGGATCTCGAAAATAATCCCCTCTTAACACCCTTCGCAGACACCATCCTGATTCAGTCTTATCGCCCCGATGCCTGGGCTGTCAAGGATATCGGTCTACTTCCAGGATCGCCCAGAATCGTGGTGCAGAGTGGCCCAGATTCACGAGGCGCGGGCAAGGTGCTTCACTCTCAACCCGACTATGAAGGCGGCGCGGTTGCCCTTGCGGATGCGCTCCGAAGGGTGCGCCCTGACTACGACCCCAACAAGGATAAAGACCAACGAAAAGCTCCAGCGAAACCCGCCTCACCGGATGCTGGGAACAGCACGTTTGCGCTCATCGTAATGCTCTTGGCGGGAGGTTTAACGGTCGCGGGTTTTCCGTGGCTCGCTGCGATCGTGAAGATCGGAGGGAGCTATCTCACCCCAAAGGCGATTGAGGCAAAAGCGGAAACCAAAAAGCCAAAAGCCAGAACTCCTAAGAGCAAAAAGAGTTAGCAAAAGATTATTACACGCCCGTTGTTTTCTGGAAATTCCGAGAGACGATGGGCGAATAACTAGGAGCAATCATGGATAAATTAAAAGCTGGTTGGAAGACCTCAGAGTTCTGGACGACGCTCGTCGTGCAGGGGGTATCACTTACCGTAATTCTCGGACTAATAAATCATAACGAAAGCGCCACGCTCACCGACTCGCTCACCAAGATGGTGACTGCGTTGTTCACCCTGGTAATCTCAGGCAGCACCGCTCTCGCCTACATCAAGTCACGCTTCGAGCTCAAAGCAAAATGACTGCGCACCGCATCATCACTGGGATGCTCGTCGCATGGTGCCTCTGGTTCACCCTCTACGGA